GAATACCACGATCATATGCGTCTTTAGTAGCAAGATAATGCCCCTGGGCCATCGCCTCACTCATTTCATTAACAGCAATATTTTCAGCGCGTTGGCGCAACCGTTTGGTTGCGTACTTATCAGCTTTTATCAGAGCTTCATCAGGCGAATATCCCTTCTTTACAAGAGATGCTTGATAATTTTTAACTTGTTTTGCTTGATTAGGTGTTAACCCAATTATAGAACGAATTTGTTTTGCTTGTTGTTTGACTGTTAAGCCTGTATCATAACCAGTTATGAGGATATCTTTGATAGCTTGTCGTGTGGCATCGTCAATATATGAGACCTCGGCCGCACCATACTTATTTAGCCAATCCAGGGCAGCTGGGTCTTTAAGGTCAAATTTATAACCCAACTTTAATGTGGTTTTAGAAATATAATCAGACGTTGCTCCTGTACCATCCCGCAAGGCAAAACGTAGAATCTTATCAGGAACGTGGCCTGGTATCTCAATTAGTTCAACCGCAGTGGAGACCGCACCTATCGCAAGAGCTGATTCAACCGCATCCCAATTGGTTTGACGAATGGCTTTCCTCTGGTTGCCTAAGAAGAGGGCCAACAACCGACGTTCCCACCTTATGGAGATTGCTATCAGGATTTGCCAATATTCCGCCATGTGACTCCAGTAGATATTTTATTAAACTTGGATAATCGGCATCATGCCCTAACCGAAAGTGAATAGGGACATACCCAATATGTTTATAGTAAGCGTCCTTTCTAGCATCTCGCGCCTTGACTTTGGGCAAATCATGCCAGTAATCCCCATCGATCTCGATAATAGTCAAAGTATCAGGTAAGACGAAATCAGCCACGAATCCACCCAACAAGACTTGCTGATTATACTTGATTCCAGCCCGGTCTAACTCTCGTGCAAATACTACCTCAAAACTGCTTGGAGAACTGCAATGAGCCATCGTCCAAGCGCCTTGGCATCGACGAGAGCAGAACTTCCCCATCCCTCGTCTCTCATGGCATGGTTTAATTAAGAATTCCTTTCCACAAACAAGACAAATCTTATTTATTGACTGAATATACAAAGGATGTTCTGGGCCAGTTACTTTTTTCATCGCGTGATGATGGCATTTCCTACTACAATAAATAGAGTCAGCGGCAGATGGGCGAACGTGATATTCTTTATCACATTCATTACAAACTCTTTTAATAGGGACTTTTTTATTATGAGCAGGTTTCCCCCTTTGCCCTTCGACAGCACAAACATGACCACAATATTTTCTATCACCGACCTCTTTAGGTCGAATAAATATATCATTACCGCATATATAACAATTGATTTTAACACGAGGGGCTTTGTTATGGGGAACGCTGCCCTTTTTCGAGTTTGAAATTTTTTGTTTTGTTGCAGCAGAATGCCAAAATCCTTTTTTCATCTACTAAGCACCTCTTGGTTGTGCTCTTGGAATTGAGTGCTGGCAGGGAGTCCAAGAAGGCTCCTTTTCGGGGATCAACCTAGCCAGCCATTTAATTCTGTTTAGACACTATATAATGTTGATGCTATTTATATATTTCGGTTCGCTGCATATTGATTATGTGGCCATTCATTTCTTCCGAGTCCGGGGCTTCTTCTTAGGCGACTCTGCATCCTCTTTCTTATCAGGCTTAGGCCGAATCCAGCCTTTGTCTTTGTCGTATTGCCAAGAGTCCATTTAGATCTGCCCTCCCTGACTGCCCTTTCCGACCGGCTTGATGGTTGCTCGCTCCTCCTTGAGTTGCGCCATCTGCTCATCATCGTACTCAGTCCAGCCGTTCATCTTGCGATAATCATTGATCAGAATCGCGCCGGCATTGAGGCTCATGAGCTGATGGGATCTCTCTTTTTCTTGATCTGCAGGAGCCCAATTCCACCACGAAAATTCATCTACTAAGTCAAAGCCATTCCAGGCCAGCCATTCATTCCAGAGCCCTTCATAGGGCTTGCACCACAGCTCCCTCTCTGAAGCGACATGAAGATCAAGCAGATCCTTAGCCGGGGCGTTAGTCGCGCTGATGGCCTGGGCGGTCACTTCCAAAATATCACGATGGAAAAAGAAGTCTATGATTTCTTTCTTTAAGTAGGCGTCCGCCTCCCATGGATTGAGAGGCATACTGATATTGGGGTACTGCAACTTCATCCCGGGCAGAGAGACTTTCTGGTTACTGTAGCTTTGGTTTTCTACCAAGTCCTTGCAGTAATCGATCAGGTCTTGAACCTTAAACGGAACCTTTGCTGCAGCCATGGCCACGATATCCTTAGCATCGATGGCGGCTGTCTCATTAGGAACGGCCACCCGCCGCTCTGCCGTCATGCCATAGCGCCTGACCTCCTTCCATTGCTCGATTATAGGCACTAAAGCCTTCACAAAAGAGATATTATCAGGAACGGTGCTATCTTCAATGTAGAGGATGCGTTCCGAGTCCAGCTCCTTGGCGCCCGGGCTGCTCATAGAGCCAGAAGTCTGGTAGAATCGTGTTATGTCCTGCTTAGGATCGTAGATTATCCCTGGTAGGATCTTGTCTGGCAGATTATCCATACTCGATGCCGTAGGCGTTTGACCGAAACTCTGGGCTGGCAAGTGCTGGATATCGCGGAAGTTGAGCCAGTTTCCTTCCTGGACGGTCGCGTATTCGCTCAGGGCCTGCCGGAATGACCAACCGTCCAGGGCAGCCGCGCGGACGAGGCCGAGTGTCCCGACCTTCCGGGCCTTCCCCACTCGACCTATGCGTTTCTCCTGGAGCCGGATCTGCTCCAGAGCCTTCTCGGTGTTCTTCCCCTGGGTGTCATCGCTCTCATCCAGGGGCTTCAGCGAGTGGTCGAATCCCCCGAAACAAAGCCGATTTAATCCGACCAAAGCAGAGAGCACCACAGGCACCGATCTATCAGCCGCTATCTGTTCTGGAGAGATGAGCCTGTCAATATATCCTATAGGCTGATTGTAGCGCACCATAGGTGCTCCGGCCATGGTCGGGGCTGCCGCCTCTTTTGTGGGAAAGAATCGGGATAAGATAGACATTTAATCAGAACCTCAGAACGTGGGCTTATACGCGCTTCCTGCTATCGCTTTTGAGGGAATGACGTAGGATATGGGGGCCTGGATCTCATCCAGAGCCATCCAACTATATGATAGAGCGTCAACCATATCGTCATGCTCTGCCACCGGGAATGACAAGAGCTCGACCTCAAATGCCAATGGAAGATCTTTAGCATGATAGACCTGGCCGAGTTCATAACGGGCCTCTAGGGGCGCGAACCTACTCACCTTGTCGCTTATCGGCTTGATGCCCCGGACATTGAGCGATGTCTGGGCCGCCAATTGCTGGATGAGAGCCTTTTGGTAGGCTACATCTTCAATCCCGACTATGGCTGGCTGCCATTTGCCCGCCAATTGCTTAATGAAATTAATCTGCTCCGAGAAGCTGCCCCGGATTCTCTGCACCTCCAGGACATGGAGGTTTCCGGAGCCATCCCTTCCCAAAACGACCCCAGCGGTGTAGTCTGCCGTCTCCTTCTCGGAGATGGCGAGATCTACTCCGAGGGCAATTGAGAGTTCTTGTAGTGGAGCATGATCTTCATATTTGAGCCAGGATCTCTGAACCCTAGTAGACCCTGCAGCTATGAACTTGCACTCGTATTCCTGAGAAACCCAGGCACTGCCCCGTTCCCGTTTCTCCTCGATGAACTCGGGGGGGATTCGGGGGCATTGGTGCCACGGGACCTCTATCTTCTGCCAGCCTTCAGACTTAGCCCAGGTCTCGAAAAAGAATCCCTGCTCTCCCCTCGGGGTGGACATGAGGACGAGTCGGCCTTTTGAGACAGCCAGCATGGGGCGGACCGCTCCATAGAGATCGTCTAGTATAGCCGCCGCCTCGTCCAGAATCAGGAGCGTTACAGCCGAGATGCCCCTGATAGTCTTCTCGGACCCAGGAAGCGCCAGAACGCGGGAGCCGTTGGGAAAGAGCTTTGTGAGCTTGGTGTCAGTCTCTAGGGTCCGTACCTGGGGGAGCATCTGCAGGAAACTCTCGAACTTGATCATGAGCTCCTGCGATTGCCGAAGGCTGGGGGAGTCCAGGACTATAACCGATTTGGGCTTATAGATTGCTTCCCATAAAGCAACAATGGCGGTAACTGTTGATTTGCCTGACTGCCTGGAGCAGTTCAAGCAGATTCGGGATTCCTTCGACCTCAAGAAATCGGCTTGCCAAGGGTCAGGATGGAATCCCAAATAATGCTCTGCGAAGAAAACCGGATCACGCCTCGCTAGTTCCTGTTCTATCTCCTTCGAGTTTAAGTTTAAGATCTCGGAGTAATCGGAGATCCTCGATGGATAATTTTGAGAGGTCTGGCTTGAGGCTGACATTGAACTCGGTCTTTGGTTCCGGTTTCACAAAATCGATAATCGTGGATAGCATCTTATTTAGGGCAGCACTCGCAGCCAATCGGTCCCGGGCCGTCTCAAGTTTGACAGGATCGTCGCCCTCTTCAGCCCCCTTGATGAGCTTCCGCAGGCTTTCTATTTCGTCATCGGTATATTGGAGATACTTGTTTGCCCAGCGGTCAGCATCGTCCAGGATCTTAGACCGGACAGCCTCAACCTTGGCAGCGTTGTCCGCTTCTTTCTCTGCTCTAGCCTTTTTGAGATAAGGATCTATAGTTCTAGCTGTGACAATGATTC